CAAAGATTAATGCGTGCGTAGGTGTCGACGGCTGAGTGTCACGACGGTAGACGTCGTTATTTCCCTCGTACCATTCAACTATTCGCATGCGCTTATAGTTACCGTCAGTGTTCAACACCATGACGTTTTTAATTCTGTACAAGTCACTAGCACAGTACTCATCTGTGCCATAAACGGTATCTAAATACCGACGACCAATGAAGCAGTCAGTTAACCTGGCTACATCATTGGCCGTTTCGTTAACCAAGAGGTCAAGACCAAACGGATCTTGATCTAGGTCACCACTAAAATAATGCTGACCAAGAAGTCGGACTTGCCGTTTGATCTCTGCCCTTGTCATGTGCCTATTATCCCACCATAGCGTTGTCACGTCCAAGGACAAGTGACGTCTTGCTAATTGCGACAGTAGACACGTTCGTGTTGTTTGTTGAGAAGTAATGTACTGCCCAACGAAGCCAAGGTCGAAGGCTCTGCGTCATAGGTGCAGAAACGATCTTGGTCTGTCCGTTGTTTGCAATTAGCTTCTGAACAACAGCGCCAGTTGATGTTCCAGTAACTACAAGTGCAGTAGTAGGCGCAGCTATAGTTGCAATTGTAAACGTAGTTTGCGTTGGCGTTGATTGCACAACATAAACTTGATCTGCAGTTGGAACACCAGCTCCAGCAAGTCCACCAACCGCGCTAAACACAACGTTATCACCAACGGACAAGCCATGTAGTGTTGTTGTTGTGAATGCGTTACCAGACAATGCTACTGTTGTTGATAGAGCCGAAACACCAGTTACAAGTGGGATAGCTCCAGAAATTGGAACCCAAAGTCCACTAGGGGCTGGAGAAGCGGCGCCATTGTCGTAAGCACCTTCCATAACGATATATCCACCAGCAGCCTGTGGCCATGTTACTGTTGAACCAGTAACTTGAGCACCAATGGAAACAGCACAGCGTGCGTACATGTTCATATACGACGTGTTGCCCCATAGAGCTGGTTGGTTATTAACCGATGAAACTTCATTACCTGCAAGGAAGTTTGCAAATGAAGATCCGTCCAACTTAGAGTTGATGAATCCAGCTACATTCTTTGCATCCGAAGCCGCACGAAAAGCACCAACGTTAACACCAGCAGCTGCACCAGCGTTCAGGGTAATAGTACCTTGTGTATTCGCCGGATCACCCGTAGGAGTGCTATTAGCAATTGTCATGATACTTGAACCACTTGCGGCGGTCCAAGTCCAGTTAGACAGTTTAAGATCACGTGCCATATATTTTCACCTTTTCCTTTATTACTGGCTTACGACCACGTCGATTCGACCGATTGCGCGGTTGTGAGGAATCCACAGACCTACACCCCAGTCAAACAGGACGTTATGCATGATTCCGTTTTCTGGCGAAAGTCCGAGGTACTTTGGCTTAAACGGCTCAGACTGCCATCCAGTTACGTATCCGGTTCCATAACGAACCGCGTAGATAGAAGTCTGGCGGTTTGCTGTAGAAACAGTGTTAATTGTTGCAGCAGTGCTTTGAGTCTGTGTGTTGGAGATGACCGGAGTTACACCGTCAGACTTACGACCAACAGTACGAATAGTTGCATTCTTGTACTTCTCAACTGGTCGGTCAAAGCTGTCTTGTGTAATATCAAAACCAGCTCCAATTCCCATTACACGGATTGCCATTTCAATCTGACGTTTACAAAGCTCAGACATGTACAGCACTACGCCGTCACCGTCTGGTGCATTCATATTGTCAAACAGGTTCTGGATTTCAGCCATAAAGCGGTTTGCACTACCGTTGCCGTAGGCAGAAACAAGGAGTCCAGAGGTAGTGTTTGTAGAAAGGTCAGCCGAGGACGAAATGATCATTTCACCAGGGATGTCGTAATCAGACGCGTTTTTCAAGCGGTAGTTAAGACCTGGGAAACAATCTGCGGTATTACCAGCGACTGTCGATGACGGATCATTGTTAATGAACTTATCGTTAAAGTCATAGGCAAAACCTTCGAGGAACATCTGAATCTGCGATTCAACTGGGTCAACAATCGCATTTGGCTGATCCAGAATGCGTCGGTCAACAGTCAGTTTGTTGCGCAGAATATAGAGCTGCTCTTCGTACGACTTTGGCTTTGACTTAAATGTCTGTGGTTCAGCGTTAAGTCCAGTCCAGTTAGGCGTAGGAATGTTTGCGTTGAGATAACGCATACCAGTCTGACGAAGTGTTGGGTTGGTTGAGAGTGGAATATCCTTAAGCGCGTTCCACGTCTTATGCAGCGACTTCGTGATCTCTTTAACAAGAGGATCATTGGAAATTGCAGCATAGTCCGCAAGCGTAAGGGCTCCGTTAAAATCGATTGCCATATTCTTTCACCTACATTGAGTTTCGATTACGAGAGATACCTAGAAGTTGAGAGATTGTAGACAATCCTTGACCTTGTTGTGGAGATGCTGGGCGAGCTGCTGCTTGACCATTACTCATTGGGGTTGGGGCTGCCTGTCCCTGCAACTTTGTGGCAAGTTCTGGAACTAGTTTTTTGGTTAAAGCTCTAATCTGCTGATCAACCGCCTGAGCTGCCTCAGTTGGACTCATGCCAGATCGAACCAAACCTTGAACTAATTCAGGAGCTTGGTTAGCCAACGGGTACTGTGACATTGCTTGGGATTGCTCCTGTTGCAATAAATATGAGTTCACCTTTTGCATCTGCCGCTCGTAACGTAACTTTGTTAGTTCCGCTTCTTGCTGCAGTTGCGCGTTGTAAGGGTCAATCACATTTGCGTCTTGCAGTTGTTGGTAGCGCTGCGCTATCTCTGCTTCCTCATTGGCTTGTTGTTGTGCCTCTAAGGCTGCTTGGATATCAGCTGCGCTGTTGTAGCCAAGTTGCTTGAATTCATCAATGACACTGCGCCAGTTGTCAAACTCATTGGAGAGTTGATCAGCTTGTTTGGCTCGTTCATTGACCTCGCGAAAACGCTCGTATGGAACATTG